CCGTCACTTGCCGGAAGACCGCTTTCTGCCCATATGGCACACAACGCCGAGATGGTGCGCCGCTTTGATGACAAGGTGGATGCCTACATCATTGGTCTTGAAAGTGATGAATACTGGGACGCGACTTCAGTCACAGCGTTGGTTAATCACCTTAAACCGCTTACTGATAAACCTGTTGGCGTGCATTTAACTCCCGGCATCAAGCCCGCCCACTACGCGGCGGCTGAAGTAATTTTTTTACAAACTGGCTTTAATCTTAATGAAGCCCAGTTTCGTCAAAGAGTCGCCGAGGCACTTGCCTTGGGACTTCCCGTAATTGTTGCGGAATACGACCTGCAATCTGACTCAAACCTCAGTCGAAGATATGGAGACATCGCTTGCGAAATGGGAGCCATCGGTACAGGAAACGGACGGTCAGTGACGAAATGCGGACAGCGAGAGCAAGCCGCGAAGAAGAAGCCGTGGTATCAGGAATACGAAACGGAGATCGTAGTTGTTGGTATCGCGATGGCAAGCGCCTACGCTGTATACCGATGGGATATTCCGTTGACGATCAACGCGACAGAGAGCAATTACCAGATTGGCCTGAGTAAAGACTTTGAGGAGTCTTCTGTTGGCGTCTCTTATCGGGGTGACGGCGCAGTAATGGGGACAATTCAAATACGTTTTTAAGGAGGAGAAATGGCGGGTCTGATTAGGGCAAGAAAACCAAGCGAATATAAATCCGGCGGCGGAAAGCCCCGTAACTATAAGAAAGAATACGAAAAGTTTCACTCCTCCCCAAAAGCAATTGCGGAAAGAAGTAGCCGAAATAAGGCACGTCGGCAATTAGCAAAAAAAGGGCTTGTAAAGAAGGGCGACGGTAAAGATGTGCATCACGCCAATAGAAAGCCAACCGATAACAGACGAGCAAATTTAAAGGTAATTTCTCGATCAAAAAATAGGTCAATCAAATAACCATGTCACCTGAATTCTTAAAAAAAATAGCCGAACTACGCCAAGCAAATCTTCGTAATCAAGAATTTACGAAATGGAAGAACAACAACCCAACCGCGCCTACTGGAACTGGAAAATGGAATGCGGCTCCGTGGACTGGACAAACTCCACAAGCAATTGTCTATGACCCAATTAATGGGAAAGCATATCCGAATCCGGCGGCGGCTATTTCTTCTGGAGTAAGTAATTTTACTTATCAGATTCCTGCCGGAATGAATGTGGACTGGTCTTACTGGAACCAGTTTGCACAACCGTCTCCACCGCCTGCTCCTCCAGTACAGCCTTTGACCGTGACAGATCAAACGGTCGGCAACCCAAACAGTAGCGGTGGAAGTTCACAACCAACTACACAACCAACTCCAGAGCCAGAATCACCTTCTTATCAGTTTTCTGATGAAGCAAAACGATTTGCCGCCGCAGGAATGATGGGCCGCGCCGCAAAATCAGTTAGAGACGCGGGCGGAACTTGGACAAAGGATATGCACAAGCAACTGAGAGATGACGCTAAAGGTCAACAGAACTACGGCGGAGATTTTGCAAATCAAAGCACCATTGACGACCTTGTTCAAAAATATGGATTTATCAACCCGACTTCCGGCGAAGGAGGAGGAATTTCTCCGGGGATGTCAATGGGTAGAGCCAAGAGAGACTACGAGAAAAAGTTCGGGGCGGGCAGTTGGAATAAAGATGTCCATGTCGCTGTTAAAGCCTCTCAACAAAGGGCTTATAACCAAAAAATCAAAACCAAAAAACCCAAAAATTCTGGGGGGAATGTAATTTGAAAATTAACGTATCACCTAAAGGCAGAAATGTTGGGTATGTTGGAAAGCCTAAGAAGTATAAAAACATTGAAGACGACCCATCCGTAAAAAATGCTCTTAAATATGTTGAGACTGTTAGCGCAATGGAAGATTCGACTGAACGAGCGTTTAAACAAATTGAAGCGTTACGATCAGAAACGTTAAAAAAGATACAGGTCTAGCCATGTTCTCACCAGATTTTTTAAAGCGATTTAAAGAAATAACTGCTCAAAAAGCAAATGCGGTTGCGGTAAGTAACGATTCCTCAAGCGCTAATAACTCAGGTAGCCAAACCGAGGTTCGCAAAAAATCTATTGGAACTAGGCCGTCCGCATACGCTAATGCGCGACAGAAACAGGTCGAGGGTGTTGTCTATGACCCAATCACAGGAAAAGCATTTCCAAATGCTTCAACCGCGATGGCAGAAGGTGTTCAGAATTATTCGTCACAACTGCCATCTGGTATTCAAGTTGATTGGTCATATTGGAATAAATTTAAACAACCGGAAGTTGCAGAAGTAGAAGTGCAAGAACTTGAAGTGGCAGATCAAACAATTGGCTCTCCAACTCCAGAGCCCGCTTCTCAACCCTCTACTCAACCCGCTTCTCAACCCGCTTCTCAATACACTCAGCAGTCCATGTCATCACCCGCGCCTCCGCCTTCGCCTGCAAGCCCAAAATCAATAGGGCCACAAAAGTCGCAAGAGCAATGGACTGCAAGAGCAAAGCAACTTGGATGGTCGCCTGATCAATATAGCGGGGCCGCTTACCAAGGATATGCAAACAAGTTTCCTGAGAGTAAACGAGTGAATGCAACTCCTGCGCCGCCTTTAAATGAACAAAGAAATTTATCGAGCAGAGGCACTAGAGGACAGTAGTGACTCCTGTATCCGCAGGGAAAACTGTTGTAATTGGACAAATCGGGATAACTGTTCTTGATAACTTTATTTCAGATGCACAAGTAAACGATCTTCTTAATTTATACGCAGACAAAGTCATGGAAGATTCGACTGTTTGCACAAAAGATGGTGTTGGCGAAAAGATAGATTCAAGAACAGGTCTTAGAAGATGGGTATCGCATAACGAAACCCCAGAACTATATGGCCTGTGCATCAAAATTGCTGATTTTGTTGGCAAAAATTTAGACAACGCAGAGAACGTTCAACTATTAAGTTACTCAAAAGGCCAAAAATACGAGCCTCATTTTGATGCGTTTGATAAGTCTAAAAGTGACTGGACGCACTACGGGAAAGGCGGTCAAAGAGTTTATACCGTTATGGGGTATCTAAACGACCTTTATGACGGAGGAGAGACCTCATTTCCAACGCTCGGTATAGATATTAAACCACGACGTGGTCGTTTATTAGTGTGGAGCAATGTGGGAGAAGACTACAGCGTCCCGCATCCTGACTCACTGCATGGAGGAATGCCAGTCGGTGAAGGAGAGAAAAAATGTTTCACAATTTGGTTCAGAGAAAACAACTATAAATGAATCGCGAAGAATTCATTACAAAAGCATCCGAATATTTACCAAAAGCAACACTCGAAGAAAGCGGACTATTTTATAAAAACCTTTTAGAGAAAAATTTTGATAAAGCAATCATCCGGGAACTATGCAAAATAGATCGATGGTTCCTTTTGGTTGTTGTCTTAAACAGAAAAGATGCTGTTCACCCTTGGCTTTACGAAAGATGTCGAGAGGTAGAGCGAAATCCTGATGGTCATTTAGACCTGTGGGCGCGTGGTCACTATAAGTCTACGATCATTACTTACGCAGGAACGATACAAGAGATTCTGAAGAACCCTAATATTACGATTGGCATTTTTTCGCATACAAGACCAATTGCCAAAGGATTCTTAAAACAAATTAAACGCGAATTCGAAGTCAACGAGTTCATCAGAGACTTGTTCCCTGATATTTGTTACGCCAACCCAAGACAGGAGTCACCTCAATGGGGCGAAGATGCGGGAATTATTGTCAAAAGAAAATCAAACCCAAAAGAGGCGACTGTTGAAGCGTGGGGTTTAGTCGATGGACAGCCCATATCCCGTCACTACGATTTACGAATTTACGACGATGTTGTAACCAGAGACTCGGTAAACACGCCCGAGCAGATTTCAAAAACGACAGAATCTTTAGACCTGTCTCAAAACCTTTCCGGCGGCGCGAACCGAGAGTGGTATATCGGAACCCGATACCACTACGCAGATACTTACCGAGAGTTAATAGATCGAGGTACAGAGACTCGGATATATCCCGCGACGAAGAGTGGGGCGCCTGACGGAGAGCCAATACTCTTGTCAGAAGAGGAATGGAGTAAAAAGAAGATGTCGATGGGCCAATACGTTTTGGCTTGTCAAATGTTACAGAATCCAATTGCAGGGTCTGATCAAGTATTTGATCCTGAGTGGATTCGTAGAGTGGAAATAAGGCCAAGGGTTTTAAATATTTACATCCTTTGCGATCCGGCACACTCTAAAAAGAACTCTTCTGATCGCACGGCAATCGCAATTATTGGGATTGATCATGCATTCAATAAGTATCTCCTTGATGGAATCTGCCACAGATTAAATTTGTCTGAAAGATGGCAAACGCTTTCTAAACTTCGAACAAAGTGGATTCGTCAGCCGGGAGTTAGAACAGTAAAAGTTGGTTATGAGCGATACGGTAAAGATTCCGATATCGAGCATTTCAACGAAATGATGAAAATAGAAAACAACTATTTTCCAATCCAAGAATTGGCTTGGCCGAGAGAAGGGCCGGGTTCTAAACGGGATCGCGTACAAAGATTACAGCCCGACTTTGAGAACTGGCGTTTCTTCTTGGCCCCTTCTTCAGAATCTCTCACCTCAAATCAGAAAAGAGCATTTGAGCAGGGAGATGGCTCGTTAATTGTTCGTCCAATTAGACAAAAAGACGAAAACAATCGCGTGTACGACCTTGTCCAGAGAATGATTGACAACGAGTACAACCTTTTTCCTGCGGTTCACGTTGATATGTTGGATGCAATGTCTCGCATTTATGACATTGAAGCAAGTCCGCCGCAAACAATTTTCCAAGATGACTTGGAACCAGAGGCAATTCCGGCTTATTGATATGGAAGATTACAAAGAAGAGCAATTAACGCCAAGTGAACTAGCAGTTTATTTTCTTGCCAATTTTTACGACAACAGTCTTGAAGAAATTGAAGAGTTGCCAATCACTCATGCATTGACCGAGTTAATTCACAACCTTGTCTACGAGACCATATCAGTTCTCGATGACGAGAACGAGCATACGGTTCATTAATGACAACCAAAAAAGAAAAAACTAAACACAGAGTTTACAACTGGAAAGAACTTTGTGATCGAGCTGAGGGTGTTGAAGAACCAATCAAGGTTTACAACTTTCCACAAAAAACACTTTA